GATCCCGAAAGACTGGGATAAGTTTATTGCTAAGTCGGTCATCAAAGATCAGTACATTTTTTACGAGTACAGCAGAAAATCCGAAAAAGACGGTTACTGTACTTGGTGCGAGAATGACGTAAAAGTAAAAAATCCTAAGCATAATGCGCAAGGTCGTTGTCCCCACTGCGGTCATGAAATTCACTATAAAGCTACCGGCAAAACAGGCGCATTCTACACCAAAAACTTTGTCGCATATCTTGTTCAGCCGTATGAAGATAACTTTGTAATTAGGGTTTTCGAGGCTCGTTGCCATTATGAAAAAGATAAATTCGGCGGATTAAGCAGAAAAGCACGGGTATATGCAGCAGAGAAACTGCGTTATATATATGACGGCAACAATTCAGCAATCGGATATAGCTATGAGTTATATAAACAACGTGAAGTACGATGGTGTTGCTTTGGCAATACTTCTCCGAGTTATTATAGCAGTTGGTTTGGAACTGTGTATAAAAGAAATTTGTGTGGCAAGATCATTAATCGCCTGTGCAGAACCGGACTTATTGAACACATAAAGAATACAGAAAAATGCGATCCGAGAGTATTCTTAACTGAGCTAAAGCGTTCACCTGGTGTTGAACAGCTTGCAAAAGTCGGGCTACATCGCCTTATAAACGACTGTATTTACAACTATCACTACGATTGCGACTATAGATTTAACGGCGGAGAGCCGGCAAAAGCACTGCATATCGACAAATACCGAATGAAACGGCTCGTAAAAAGTAACGGCGGTCTTATATATCTCGAGTGGCTAAAAAATGAAAAAGAAAAGAACACTGTATATGATGATACGACAATACAGTGGCTTGAACAACAGAATATCAGACCGGAGGATATAGAATTTATTTCCGACAGAATGAGTGTTCAGCAGATAAAAAACTATATATGCCGTCAGATGTCCGAAAACAGTATGACAAGCAGAGGTGTAATACAGACGTGGAGCGATTATCTTGGTATGGCCGAACGGCTGAAAATGAATACATCTGATCCTATCGTGTACCGAGCGAAAAAGCTCAGGCAGCGTCACGACGAACTGGTAAAAGAGGTTGATGACAAAGAACGTGCATTAAGAGCGGTTGAAATCAGCAAGAAATATCCTAACATAGAAGCGGTTTTGCGAAAAATAAAGTCAAAATACGAGTATGAAGACGAAACGTACTCAATACTCATACCGGGGAAAATAGAGGATATTCTCGCCGAAGGAGCGGCACTGCACCACTGTATAGACAAAACAGACAGATATTTCGACCGCATAAATGTACAGGAGTCGTATCTGATGTTCCTGCGCCGAACGGCCGAAAAGGACAAGCCGTATTATACCCTTGAGGTCGAGCCAAACGGCACAGTACGGCAAAAGCGGACGGAATTTGACAGGCAGAACCCCGACATAGAGGATGCAAAAACGTTTCTGCGCAAATGGCAGAAAATCATATCAAAGCGACTTAGCTCCGAAGATATGAAACTCGCAAGCAAAAGCAAGAAACTGAGGAACGAGGAGTTTGAAGAGCTTGAACGCACAAAGGCACAAATCCGCAACGGAGCGTTGCAAGGACATTTACTTGTTACGGTGCTTCGTGAGGACTTAATGGAAAATACAGACGAAAGCGAAAAGGTGAGCGTATGATAAGAATATATCCTCAGAGAGGCGGTGCTCTGAACGAAAATGACAGACTGGACCTCGCACGACTGCTGATAAAAGCCGGATATAAAGTGAGGATCGGCAAAGAAAAAATGAACGGCGGTAGCACATATACCTACTTCATCGAATACGAAGAGGTGCGCAATGGCGCTTAATCTCACGAAAAAACAGCTGAAAGCTCTCGGAATATCAATTACCGAGAGCAATAAGCCGAATAAATATCGCTCAAAAGCCTGTAAAATTGATGGTATAACGTTTCAGAGTACAGCAGAAGCAAATTACTATTACAAGCTTAAAATGCTTGTAAAGGCTAAAAAAATCGCCGGTTTCTGCCGTCAACCACGTTTTGTTATAACCGAAGGTGATGACAATACACGTTGCGTAGAATATGTTGCTGATTTCATCGAATTTCACAACGACGGAACGTATCGCATTGTAGATGTCAAGGGCATTCAGACACCAGTGTTTAAGCTCAAAATGAAAAGCTTGCACGAAAAATACCCGACGATAAAAATAAACTTGGAGGATTAAAAGATGATGGCCAATAGAAAAGAACTTTCTGATAAGCTTAAAAAGCTCAAGGATGTAATCATGAAGGATTCAGGCGCACTTTTCCGTGACGGGAAAATCGTAGCGAGCAATCCTGCGTTCGCATTGTCTGTCAATTTTGATTGTGGTAACATCGAAGATTTCGCACTACCGACAACTGCTATAAGCTTTATTGAAAATATGGTTGATGAAGAAATCGAGCTTCAGCCGAGCAAAAACAAAATTGTTATCAAGGGCAAGCGTAACAAGGGAACATTTGCTACAGTTGCACCGTCAATCTATCATGTAAGCGAGCCGGAAGCAAATGACACGCTTTTGGCGTTTGCCGATGATGATTTTCTGCGGGCGGCCAACAGCGTAACATACGCTTGTAGCGTTATTGAGACACGACCGGCGCAGATGGGCGTTTTGCTTGACAGCGATGAAAACGGCAAACTGAACATAATCGCAAGCGATGGAATTAAACTCGCCGCAAACTCGGTTGATTACAACGGCGAGATCAGAGCGGTAATACCTAAAGCTGCATTTAAAAAGCTTTTGTCAATTTCAAACGGCAACGGTATCACGCTTAAAAAGACAAGCAGTACAAATCAGCTGGCGTTTGAAACAGGAGAATACACGCTATTTGTTCAGCTGTTGGAAAACAATTTCTTTAACTACAAGCCGCTACTGGAGCTTGCAAGCTCCAGTAGCGAAAATGAGCTGAAAATCAACAGCGTATCGCTTCTCAATGCACTTCAAAGAGCAAAAATATGCGAGGGGACAAAGCGTTCGGCAATTGTCATGATGCTTGACGAAAATGCTAATACAGTAACGATTAAAACGACCGACTCCCTTGAATCGTTTTCGGAAGAAATCGAGATAGAAAACATTGTCGATAAAACGGTGAGTGTAGCATTTAACGGTGATTATATGAGTGAAATGCTTCACGCTGCGGGTGCAGATAATCCGTCAATAACACTGACTGTAACAGGCAGTGGAAAGCCGATTATAGTCAAGAGTACAGGCGGCTTTATAGGCTTGCTACAGCCCATACGAATGAAAAAGTAAGGAGAGTAACCAATGAAAACCCTGAATGAAATAAAAGAGCTGTCTAACCTGATGATACAGCATATCGCTGTAGACGGAGGGCTCGGAGTGTTATTCAAAGCCGGCAAAAGCTTCGCAACGGTTGTATGGAGTAACGGCGGCGGGTGGGAACACGTCAGTATTAGCCCGTTCAAGCGTTCTTATACGCCGACATGGGACGAAATGTGCAAGCTGAAAGATATGTTCTTCTGTAGCGATGAAACAGTAGTGCAGTACCACCCTGCGAAAAACGAGTATGTAAACAACCTACCGAACTGTTTACATCTTTGGCGACCTATCAACGAGAAAATGCCTGCACCGCCGTCAATCTTTGTAGGCGTTAAGCACGGTCAGAGCATTGAGGAAGTCAAAGCGGCTATAAAAGAGTATGATCATTTAGCGAGGAGCAAAGATGAAAAAATTTGATAGAATAGAAGCTGTTGACTACTACATAAAAGGTGAGTATCACTGCGACAAATGTCCGTTCTGCTGGGGTGGCGAATATATGCCCGGATGTGATGATTATGACGATGCCGGGTGTTATATCTTCGGAGATCTTCGTGATATTTGTCGGTTGATACCGCCGATCCGCTTTATTCTCGGATGGGGCAGGAGAAAGAGAGCGGAATATTTTCGGGCACACGAATACGATGATTTTGCAGAATGGTATGCAGAAAAAGAGAAAAAAGAAACTGCATTTATTCAAGCCTTTAATGACAGAATTTTCTCACATTTTGCGCTGTTTTGGAAAGATAAAGACGGCAATATTTTCGGTAATCCTATTGACGCAGAGAGATTTTGCGAGTTTGATAACATGATGCGGCTTCTGGGTGACTGTGAAGATATATTTGCTCCGCCGTCATATGTACCACTAAAAAAACGATGGGCGCAGCTCGTCAATGACACATGGCACAAATTTATCATGATCTTTAAGCCATACTTTTGCAAGTGAGGCGTAACACATGAGGTATTATAATAATAAACGCTATAACAGCGCAAGACGATCCAAAAGATTTCGCAAAATGTTTGAGAAAACGTGTCCTAAAGCGAATTACTGCAAGAACACAGACAGATGCGACTATGAGCATACTTTTGTTGGCGAGAAGCTGTGTTTTGAGAGAAAGGAGTACGACAAATGATTGAAGAAGAAATCTTGAACAAATGTAAGGAAAGGTTTGCTGCTCATAAGGCAACTTTAATACAGGACACTGACCGCTATATGATTATTGATTGGCGCAAAGCCGATGGAAGTATCGACTATTACGTTAATTACATTCTCGACAAAAAAAGAGGAAGTCTGATAATAAGCGGCGACTTGGGAGATTGCATTGCAACGTGGTACAACGCGGTCAGTCCCAGACAAATGAGAAGCTATCTCAAAGATGTTCATTACTTCACAAGCAAATTTCAGTGTTCGACCGATAAATATATCTACGATCCGGACAGTGCTTTCAAAGACATCAAATACCAACTGAAAGACTACATGAAATTAGAACTCGAAGAACTGTTGAATGCCTGCAGAAAGCATTTATGGTATTCCGTTGATACAGAAGAAGAACTCTGGGACGCTGTAAAATCGGATATAGATGAGAATTGGTTTTCGGATACCAAACCGCATTATTCGACAGATATGACAAACTTTTTACAAGAACTGTACTATGAGTATTATGAGTGGCTTTATGACTGCGGAAGTAGTATAGATATGCGTGTGTATCTATGGGCAGTCGGTTATGAAATGGCTTATACACAGCTGGAATGTGAAAAAACGGACAAGGAGACAGAATGAAAACGGTAACACTAATACTCGCTGATGAATGTGATGAGGTTGTGTCTTTAACAACCTTCGGAACTTGCAAAGAAGATGGCAAACCGAAGATAACGACAGCTGCATTTTCTGTTAAAAACGGAGATGTAGTACGCTTCCCTGAAGATATATCGATAATGACAGCCGAACAATTTGGCAAGCATGGACACTGGATAACCGATGAGGTTGAATTTTACAAACTATTGAACGAAAAAGGAGTACCGCTTGAAAAACAACCGTATTTGACTTCTGATTGCGTTGCATGCTCGGAGTGCCTGAGGGTTATTAACTGCATGGATAACTGTATGGAAGACGCTATGTATTGCAAGTATTGCGGTGCAAAAAATGGATAATAAAGAGGAATGAGAAAATGGCAGACAGCTGAAGATAACAATTAAATGTTAAGGGAGGTGTAATGTTGGAAACGAACCGTATGGACATCAATTCCGAGGGCTATCGAGATCCGACGGCAGGCAAGGCGTATGAAAATATCTGTCGTGAGGAACGTAGAAAAGAAGCGGAAACGCTTGAAATCCTCGGCAACCTCGTCAAGAC